TCCGGACGTTGATGCGTATCGAGCTCTTCGCCAGCTGTATTATGCAGCTAAGAAGGTCAAGATACCATGCAGCGACTCACGTACATGGAAACAAGTACATGAGTTCTTCGAAACAGACCGAAAGGTTCGTCCCTCTACCCTTAACTGGGATGAGGACGACCTCAGGATTGATGCTGTTCGGAATCTCCATATTGGCGATTCTTGTAGCGCTAATCCTGTTCCTCTCTTTCGCGATAGTCAGTGCGACTATTCCGACGTTGAGGAATTCGTCCCTTTACCGTACGGAGTCTACGACGCTGTCCAGAGGACAGCCGACATCGTCTCCGCCACGCTCGGAGGTTTCAACCCCTCCGAATGGGGACCTAAGCATGGACCAGGTGCTGTAGCTGACCAGGGTCGTACTCAATTTAAGTACGACTTCCCAAACTGGCCAGCTAAGTTGGCTACTGTCTTTCCAATGGATGAACTTGGCTTTGCCAATCTCAACCAATGGGCTGACTTTGCCTCTGGTAATGGTACATTTGGAGAATTTTCTCCTCATGAACCTGCTTCAAGACTGATTTCTGTCCCAAAGACGCTAAAAGCTCCTAGGCTTATTGCCTCGGAACCTGTTAGCCATCAATGGTGCCAGCAGATCATCCTTGATTTTCTTACCAGCTCCCTATCTAAGACACCGATTGCTTCGTCTATTCACTTTCGTGACCAGACTTACAATCAGGACTTGGCAAAGGAGGCTTCCCATACTCAGTCGCATGTGACGGTTGATTTGTCATCTGCTTCTGATCGTCTGAGCTGCTGGACTGTAGAGCGCTGCTTCCGGAGACTTCCGTCTCTGGTCGCTGCCCTACATGCCTCGCGGACCAGATGGGTGGTTAACACCATCGATCGCAAGTCTCCTAAGTATCATGTACTTCGGAAATTTGCTTGTATGGGTTCAGCATGCACCTTTCCTGTTCAATCATTCGTATTCTCTATACTCGCGATTTCTTCTGTTCTCTATTCTAGAGGAGAGAAGGTCACGCTAAAGAGCGTACGACGTGTCTCACAGGAGGTCCGAGTCTTCGGTGATGATATTATCATCCCCTCAGACTCTTGGGTAGTGCTTCAGGGATTGCTACGTCACCTTGGTCTCAAGGTTAACCACTCGAAGACTTACGAGAATGGAAAATTCCGTGAGTCTTGTGGTCTGGATGCGTATGATGGCCACGACGTGACCCCTACGTATACCATGACGTACCCTGATGCGTCCCGACCAGAGTCGATTGTGAGTGCAGTTGCAACACATAATAACTACGTATTAAGTGGTTATTTTGCTGCGGCTGACTACACAGCATCGGCAGTGCGTAAGCTTGGCAGACATGCTATTGCTTACGTTCCGACCGGCTCTGGTCTCTTTGGCTGGTTCGACCACGGACTTATCGGAAATTCTCATCTAGAATCTAGGTGGAATCCCGATTTGCACCGGCTCGAGTATCGGGCAGAAAGGGTAGTTACCCGATCTTCCCGCATTCCAGTCGAAGAGGACTCGAC